CAATTTTCGCAGAATATCCTCAGGAGACCAGACTCGATTATGTCAGAAGATACTACAACGCAATCAGCAAGCACAAAATCAACGTCCCCACGCCTATCTTGGCAGGGGTTAGAACTCCACTTCGACAGTTTGCTAGCTGTGTTCTTATTGATAGCGATGACACCCTCGATAGCATCTTTTCTAGTGACATGGCGATTGGCCAGTATGTTGCTCAACGTGCAGGAATCGGTATCAACGCAAGCAGAATCCGTGGCATCAACGCTAAGATCAGAGGGGGAGAAGTGCAGCACACAGGTGTTGTACCATTCCTCAAAAAATTTGAAGCAACTGTCAGATGTTGTACTCAGAATGGCATTCGCGGTGGATCGGCTACGGTACACTTCCCAATCTGGCACCAAGAAATAGAAGATATNATTGTTCTTAAGAATAATAAAGGAACAGAAGACAATCGAGTGAGGAAACTTGACTACTCAATCCAAATTTCAAAACTTTTCTACGAACGTTTCATTGCGAATGGAGAGATTAGCTTATTCTCACCGCATGACGTACCAGGTTTGTATGATGCTTTTGGTAGTGATGACTTTGACACTCTATATCGGATGCATGAACTCAATGATGCTGTTCCAAGAAAGACTGTCGGGGCACAGGAATTAATTTTAAACATCCTGAAGGAGAGAGCAGAGACTGGTCGGTTGTATCTTATGAATATCGATCACTGCAACACTCACTCTTCTTTTAAAGATCCTATTTACATGAGTAATCTTTGTCAGGAGATCACTCTTCCGACTAAACCACTCACACATATTGATGATCCTGATGGTGAGATTGCTCTTTGTATTCTTTCTGCTGTCAATGTAGGTAAGATCTACAAACTTTCTGAGATGGAAGAACTATGTGATCTTTCTGTTCGTAGTTTGGAAGAACTAATCGACTATCAGAAATACCCTGTAGTCGCTGCAGAACGCTCTACAAAGGCAAGAAGATCATTGGGGGTAGGGTTCATTGGTTTAGCACATTACCTCGCTCGTAACGCCGAGCACTACGATGATCAGGGGTCATGGAATTTAGTTCATGAATTGGCAGAAGCATTCCAATACTTCCTTTTGAAATCTTCTAATGAAGTTGCTAAAGAAAAGGGAGTATGCGAAGCATTCCATAGGACCAAATATTCTGATGGAATTCTTCCAATTGATACATATAAGACTGATGTAGATAGCATCGTATCACCACATTACAATTATGATTGGGAGTCTCTTAGGGCATCTATCAATGAGTTCGGTTTACGACACTCAACATTGTCCGCACAAATGCCTTCGGAAAGCAGTTCCGTTGTGTCAAATGCAACCAATGGAATCGAACCACCTAGAGCTTATCTGTCCATTAAAAAATCAAAGAAGGGGGTTCTTAAGCAAATTGTTCCACAGTACACTACACTGAAGAATAACTACACACTCTTATGGGATATGGCATCTAATGCTGGATACATTAAGATTGTTGCTGTTATGCAAAAGTTCTTCGATCAAGGAATCAGTGGCAACTGGTCTTATAATCCAGAAAAGTTTGATAACAATGAGGTTCCAGTTTCAGTAATGGCACAAGACTTCCTTACTACTTACAAGTATGGTTGGAAGACTTCTTATTATCAGAATACATACGACATCAAGACTGATGAATATCAGGAAGATGTGAAGCAGAGTTTAGAAAGTTTAATTTCAAGTATAGAAAACACCGAGGAGGAAGACTGTGAGTCCTGTAAACTTTAGAGTAGGATCTAGCGACACTAATACCACAGTTCGTGGTATGACCGTATTCAATAAAGATAAAGTTGATACTAAGAAGCAACCGATGTTCTTCGGTGCCCCTCTTGGTATTCAGCGTTATGATACTTATAAGTATCCAGTGTTTGATAAACTTACTCAAACACAACTTGGATATTTCTGGAGACCTGAAGAGGTTTCTCTGCAAAAAGATCGTGGTGATTATCAATCATTGCGTCCAGAACAAAAGCATATCTTTACTTCTAATCTGAAGTATCAGATCATGCTTGACTCAGTTCAGGGTCGTGCTCCTGGTATGGCATTCATTCCATACTGTTCTCTGCCTGAACTGGAAGCATGTATGGAAGTCTGGGGTTTCATGGAGATGATCCATAGTCGCTCCTACACGCACATTATCAAAAATGTTTATGCTGATCCAGCAGAAGTGCTTGACACGATCCTGGAAGATGATATGATATTATCACGCGCCGAAACAGTCACAGGTGCGTATGATGATTTCATCAACCATGCTCAGGCATATGGAAGTGGTAATCAGTGGGAACATGCTCTTGAGGGAGTTCCTTCTGCTGAATACGATCTGTATGAACTGAAGCGTAAACTTTATCGCGCTGTAGTCAATGTCAACATCCTCGAAGGTATCAGGTTCTATGTTTCGTTCGCGTGTTCATTCGCTTTTGGAGAGCTTAAACTCATGGAGGGATCCGCTAAAATTATCTCTCTCATCGCAAGAGACGAAAACCAACATCTTGTTCTTACACAAAACATTATTAATAAGTGGAGTCAGGGAGACGACCCAGACATGGTTAGAATTGCTAAAGAAGAAGAGCAGTGGGTCTATCAAGCATTTGAGGCAGCGGTAAGTGAGGAACGTGTCTGGGCTGACTATCTTTTTAAAGAAGGTTCTATGATCGGTCTCAATGCTAAACTTCTTACACAGTATGTTGAGTGGGTTGCTAACCGTCGCATGAAAGCAATCGGTTTGAAACCAATTTATGATGTTGCTGCTAAGAATAATCCACTACCATGGACTGAGCATTGGATCTCTTCTAAAGGTCTTCAGGTAGCACCTCAGGAAACTGAGAATGAAAGCTATATCGTTGGGGGAATTAAGCAGGATGTTAAGAAAGATACTTTCGCTGATTTTCAACTGTGAAAACACCACCACCGTGGAAACTGTTAGCATTAGCAGACCCAAAACTGACAGACGAAGAGTGGACATTACTGAAACTAGGTCCGATGAGTCTGGGTCAGGCATTCCATTTGCAGGCGATCAGATACAGATACCAGATCCGTGGGATGACCCTCTGATGTAATCTAAATACCTTCATCATATGATGGGGGTATTTTTTTATGAAACCACAGAGTGCTAAAGCGAAGGGTAGAAAGTTACAGCAGTGGGTTAGGGATAAATTGATTGAACATCTTAGCGTACATCCTGAGGACATTGAATCTAGATCAATGGGTGCTGGTGGAGAAGATCTCATTATGGCAAGAGCAGCTAGACAAAAGTTCCCCCATAGTGTAGAATGCAAGAACGTGGAGAAACTAAATGTCTGGGATGCTTACGAACAATCGGCATCCAATTGCGGTGATTATGAACCTATTGTAATTATCAAAAAAAATGGTAAGAAACCTTTAGTAGTAATTGACGCTGAGTACTTCATTAAAACCTTTCAAAACTAATTATGATCAAAACATTATTTGCTGCACTTGCTGCAGCTGCCTTGGTTATTCCTGCTGCACAAGCAGAACCAATTAAGGAAAGTGAATACAAGACTATGCACTCTATGGGATGTATGCTACTAGGTGAATGCACTGATGATGTAGTGAAAGTATACTCCATGCTTGACATCTCATCGCAGTATCCTAACACTGAAAAGTTTACTGGAGTGACAGGTGAGTTTCATAATATGATCCACTCACTCAATCAAATTGGTGTAAATGTATTCCTTGCTGATGAGAAGTATTTCCCTGCAATGCATCGTGGTGTTTATCATACTGTAAGTAATAACTTCTTTCTTAATAAGGATTATATGGGTGATCCAGGTGTACTTATGAGTGTCATGCGTCATGAAGGATGGCACGCTGCACAAGATTGTATGGCAGGAACTATTGATAATAGTATGATTGCTATTATTATGCCTGAAGATGATGTACCAATGTTGTGGCAAGAGATGGTGAAGCGGACATATGCGATGCAACCATCCGCAATTCCATGGGAGAAGGAAGCAATGTGGGCAGGTAAGACTGAAAACATGACAATGAATGCTCTTGCAGCATGTGCTGGTGGTAATATGTGGGAGGTTTATGAACCAACTCCTCTCACTAGAAAGTATTTGGTAGAGTTCGGATATATTAAAGAGTAATGTTTACCATCTGGATCCACGTTAAGGCATTCTTTGCTGTTGTAGTAGTGAGTTGTGCTCACCCTGTTAACTGGGAGCAATGTGTTAGGGTGGACCAGTGGTTAATTCCTGACTTAGTATATGCATGGGAACTTAAGACAGGTCAGCGTCAAATATACGAAAATGAAAAACAATACCTTTTAGATAAATAAAAGAGCCTTGTTGATTGTTAATGCCAGAAGAAGTTAAGAAGGAAGAGACCAAAGAACCTAAGAAGAAAGGTATTCTAGGTAAAATTAAAGAGGCAGCAGATGACAAAGAAGAACAACTTGCTATTCTGTCTACTTTTGTTAGGCTTGGTATCCTTGTTTGGAGCGGCGGAATACTCACGCTCGCTTATATTAAACTACCCCCAGCACTGGGAATCCCCGAACAGAAACTAGATCCGACTTTTATAGCCAGCGTCTTCACCGGAGTTTTGGCTACTTTTGGTGTCCAGGCAGCGAAGAAAGCAGGAGAATCTAGCAGCAGCGGCGGAGGCATCAGTAAAGCAGACATGGAAAAATTGATTGCAGCAGCGAAAGAGACTGCACCTGGACAGACTATTCGTATTGAACAGGCACCAATCAGAATTTCTACAGACGATTCATATAAAATGTAACGGAGAATAAAATGCAAAAAGTAATTAATGTTTTAGCAGTACTATCATTTGTAGGAACTGCTGGTATTGTCGGCGGTGGTACTGCAGTGTATCTCAATAAAGATTCTATTGTTGAGAATATCAAGTCACAAGTTGCTG